GCCATCGGATCCGGGGTATGAAACACGGGGGGCTGACAATGACATCCCGTTTTGAGTCTGAAAAGGAATTGATCTGTCAGGATTGCGGGGTGACATTCCAAAGCAAGTATGCCAAACGCCTTTGTCCTGCGTGTTATCACGAACAACGCCTAGCCTATCGCCGTGCCTGGTATGCCAGTGTCGGCAAGAAACGCTACTCCAAGCCGATTGTGACCTTGATTGATCCCAAAAACGACAAGACTTTTTTCGAGACACCAGAGGAAGCCGCTATCCGGCGGGCAAACCTACGAGAACGATTATTCGGCTCGCAAAAACGCTAAAAACACTTGACAAAAAAAATGGTCTTGGGCTAGAATCAGGATAAGCAATAAAAAAAATCTTGGTTCAGGTCACACACCTGCCCAAGACCAACGTAAATAAAGACTATAAGGAGTATAGCATGAGTAGTGAAAGCAAAGCATTAGAAATTTATGTACAGGGGTTTGGGTTTGACGATCCTCCCCCCACGCCCCCAGCGGCAGTCCCGCCACCGGCAGATATTCCTCCGGCAGATGGGATTAACCCAAGCACCCTACTGCTACCTGCCTCCGTGCCAGTGATGGTCAGCGGGCAAGACGCGCGGCGTTTTCGGAAGTTGGTGAGCCAACCCTTGACCATAACCTATGGCGGGGTAACGGGCGATGTCTCCAAGCTGCCCAGCGTGATTTATGCCCCCGCCCCCGGCGCAGCCTATGAACTATGCGCTGAGGATAAGGTCTTGTTGTGGTGGCTGAAACGCTTTGCGTTTGACAAGCAGCAAGGCACGATCCCCGCGCTGGGAATGCGCCTCATTCCTATCTTGATCCAGGCGGAATACATCCACGAAACCGCGCCCTGGTTGTCAGCCGATAACGCAGACCGCTATCGGCTGCATGGTAAAGGACTGGTAGCGGTCAGCGGCATGAGCAAATTCGAGTTGTCCTATGCGGAGGTCACTGCCCAAGCATGGGAACAATATCGCGTATTCTCCGGCAATGAGCTGGGCGATATGGTGGCTGAGGCGGGGCGGGAAAATGCGGCGGGCACAGCATGGTTAGCGAAAGACCGTGAACGGCGCAATCGGGAAAATGGACGCTATCGGGTAGAGACCCCGCTGAATTCCCATCCCGTGCGGCGGCTGGGGGGTGTGGCATGAATGCACTAGCAACTATCGAAAGCTCGGAATGGTCGGTCATGACGCAGCAAGCCAGGGTTTTGGTGGCTTCGGGGTTTTTGCCCCAGCATATCAAGAATGAGAATCAAGCTATAGCCATCATGCTAAAAGGGCGCGAATTGGACATTCCCCCCTGGGCAGCCCTCACCAGCATTCATGTAATCCAGGGCAATCCTACTATTTCCCCTCAATTGATGCTCGCGCTCATTCAGCGCAGCGGGTTATTGGAGGACATCAAAATCGAGGGGGATAGTCAGAAGTGTGTGGTCATGATGAAACGCAAGGGGCAATCCCCTTACTCTGTCACATTCACCATAAATGACGCTGCCCTGATGGGACTTCAAAGTAAGCAGAACTGGAAATCGCAGCCAGGCGTCATGCTCAAATGGCGGGCTATTTCTGCCTGTGCCCGCGTGGTGTTTGCGGACATCCTGCTGGGCATGTATACGACTGAGGAGATTAATCCAGACCAAAGCATTACCGCTGAGGGCGAGATTATCGACATGCCCATTGAACCCCCTACCCCGCCGCAGGAAGGCACAGAAGCCGCCGTGCCGGATAATAACCCTGAAACACCACCAGACAGCAAACCCGCCGATGGGATTGCACCAATGCAGGATGCCCCTAATTCGGGCGAAACGGCAGGGTCGGGTGAAAACCACGACGATGCCCCGCCAAAAGAGAAATTACCCCGTCCCTTGGGCTTTGCAGACCTGAAGCAAATGATGGCTAAAAAGGTGGCAAAATCCACCGCGCCGGATGCTCCGATTACCGACGGGCAGCGCAAAATGATGTTCGCTACACTGGGGCGATTGTTTGCCCTGGTGGGTGAGGTCAGCGAGGACGATCAAAAGCGGTTCGTGTGCGAACTGTTTGACGTGAAAACCCGCAGCGCGGTGACAACACGCCAATTGGAAGCCCTGAATGCGTGGGCAGTCGAAGCGGAGATGGCGGCGCAAGAGATTAAGTTATGGTTGAATGCTCGTCAGCCAGCCACGCAAAGTTAAGGTTACGCCCCGTCCAAAGTGGCGGGGCTTTTTTGGGAGGCAATGATGGAAATTAGTCTTATCTGGCGAAAGCAATCCGAGCAGGTGACTTGGAAAGCCACGTATCGGGGGCATACGCTGATGATTGTGGTAGCGGAGTATGGCGTGCTGTGGGAAGTCAACCCTGGCATGTCGATGCGGGGGTACTGCCTAGGGCGGGCAGCGGATTTCCAAGAAGCGGAAGCTAAGGCAAAGGCGTTTGTGGACAAAACGGAGGCTGATTATGCGGCAACCTTGGAATGAACTTCCCCCGGACGGGATTAAGCAGACCCTACCCCCTACCCCTGCAAAAAAGGCGGTGAAAGACCCACCGCTGGCGATTGTGCCACTGCATATAGCAATGATGGCACTGGTCGAATTTTGCGAAAGCAGGGGGTGTAACTGGACGCTGGCGAAACGGGGGAACGGCGGGGCGGCTCATATGATCTGCCAGATTACAACGCAGGACGGGCGGCTAATGAGCAGCGCAGCGATGTTTGAATTGCCGAAAGCCATCCTGCAAGCGGTGGCAGGGGCGCGGGCTTGGGCAGAGCAGAGAGAGGCGAAAGCAGCATGAAATTTGATGTTATCGAAGCCGATCCACCTTGGCTGTATCAAACGTGGTCGGCGGCTGGCAATGCCATTGCCAGCCGTCACTACCCACTCATGACCACTGAGCGACTAAAGCAGCTTCCGGTGGGTAATGTGGCGGATCAGGATTGTGTGCTGTTTTTGTGGGCTACTTACCCCTTACTCCCAGAAGCCTTGGATGTGGGCAAAGCGTGGGGATTTACCTATAAGACAATTGGCTTTAATTGGTTAAAAAGAGCCAAACGCGCCAACAAGTGGCATGTGGGTATGGGACATTGGACACGTGCGAACTCGGAACCGTGTCTACTATTTACGAGAGGAACACCTCACCGCAAACATGCTGACGTTTTGAGTATTGTCAGCGATTGTCCACCAGATGATTTCTATTATGAAACCATGACGATAATTGAACCTGTCATGAAACACAGTGTTAAGCCCGAAAAAATTTATACTGCCATTGAACGCCTAACCGGATCACGCTATCTGCGATTATTCGCCCGTGAAAAGCGAGACGGGTGGGTTTCGCTGGGAAACGACCTGACAGGAAACGATATTGTGGATGATCTGGATGCTGTTATTCGACAAGAGGTTTTTGTATAATAGCCCTAGAATGTATTTCGCCCCGGCGGATGGGATTCGCAAGGGGCGGGATACTGGGCTATTCAACTACAGGAGATTGTAGCATGAGCAATGGCGCAAGCGCAAGTACGAAAGTTATCAAAATCCGGCAGCCAAAAGTAAAAAGCGAATTGACGCAGCCGGAATTGCCACCACACAGCAAAGAGGCAGAGGAAGCCTTGCTGGGGAGCATCCTGATTTCCCCTGATGCTTTCGGGCAAGTGGCGTTTTTGAAAGCAGATCAATTTTTCATCCTGCGTAATGGCTGGATATGGGAAGCCATGCAGACCATCCAGGGACGGAGGGATGCTATCGACTTCCTGACCGTGATTGAAGAATTGCGCGGCAAGGGGCGGCTGGATGAGGCGGGCGGCGCAGCCTATATCACCTACCTGGTGAGCCAAACAGCCACCAGCGTGTATGCCGAAACGTATGCGAGGATGATTTACCGGATGGCAAAACGGCGGTGCATGTTGGATGTTGCCGCCGAAATCACCCGTCTGTCGCTGGATAGCAGCTTGGATGTTGTTGAGGCACATGAAAAAGCAATCAGTTTGTTAGCTCAAATTTCACCCAACACCGACAACAATCACCTGCGGGAAATCGGGGAATATGCCTCAGATGACTTGGACGAATTATCCGAAGCCTATTTCCAGGAAAAAACAGAAGCCTTTAGCACCGGGCTAGCTGACCTGGATAAGAAAATCGGGGGCTTGGAGCCGGGGCGGTTGTACCTCATCGGAGGACGCCCTGGTATGGGCAAGTCCGCACTGGTGCTGAATATCGCCTACTACCTATCCAAAGTCAAAAAAATGCGAGTGGATTACTTTACGCTGGAAATGAAAGCCAGTCAGCTTAGACGGCGGCTGGTAGCCATGCACAACGGTGTCAGCGTGTTTAAGCAACAGTTCCCCAAACGGGGCGGTATGAGCAATGACGAATTCGAGGCGGCGTATCAGGCACACGCTACCCTAAGCAACTTCCCGCTATTCCTGAATGACAACAGCAGCCAGACGATGGCTACCATCCGGCATAACTGCGAATCGCTCAACCTGATAACCCGAACCCCCCCCGCGGTGGTGATAATCGACTACCGCGAATTGGTAACACTGCCCAGCGGGATCGACAAGCACTCCGAAAAGGAACGATCACAATGGATTAGCCGTGAGTGTAAAAAGCTGGCAATGAGCCTGAATACTCCGGTGCTGCTGGTGGTTCCCCTGAACAAGGATGTTGATGACAGGAGCGACAAACGCCCTACCCTACGAGACATTACGATGGCTGGCGATTATGACGCGGATGTGGCTATCGGCATGTATCGAGATGTCTACTACAACGCAGACAGCCACACCCCCAAACAATGCGAAGCGATTGTGCTAAAGAACAGGGACGGGGCAACGGGTACAGCAAAGTTGTTTTTTGACGCAGAACGTGGTTACTTCGGAAATCTGGCTGAGGACAAGAAATGAGTATTCCCAAAATTATGCTGGCAAACGCCGGGGCACAAATCCGGGTGTTTGCACCGCTGGCAGAAGAGATCGGACTGAACGAAAGCATCATGCTTTTGCAATTGGATTATTGGATTAATCATGCCAAGCCTAACGAAATTCGCTTGGATGAGGATGGCAAATACTGGCTTATCATGTCTATGCGTTCAATGAAAACAAGATGTTTGGGTTTTTGGAGCTTGGATACCATCAGCCGGGTAATTGATGCATTGGTAAAACTGGGATTGGTAGAAGTTGCCAGAGATGCCCGCCGGAAACCGTTCAATATTCACCTGATCGTGTCCGCAATCAGTAAACTAAAATCCATCCAAGTGAGTATCGCAAAATCGGACACAAACGATCCGAGTGTCAGAGAGTCGGACACAAATGACGGCTTTGTGTCCGAAAGTCGTACACAAGATGCCGCAATATCGGACACTATAGAGAATCAGAGAGAAGAGGAGGAGAGAACGCCGCCCCCGCCCCGCGTGACAACAGACATCCAAGCTGGCGAAACAGGTCACGATAAGCAGAAACCGGGGGATGCTATCATCACAGCCCTGCGGGAATATGTAGTTGAGGGGAATAACGAAACCAAGCTGACCAAAGCGGCTATCACGCTGGCAAGGGGGGGCTATACGGCTGAGGATGTTCGCAGGCATAAACGCTGGTGGTTCCAAGACGATTGGCGTGGCAAGAGAGGCTCGCCACCCTGTATCAGTCAGGTTATTGAGACAATCAATGCAGCCAAGGTCTGGGGAGGGCAAACAACCAAGCCGACAAGCCAAAAAGCGGCGCGGGGAAAACCCCAGCATGATTGTCCGGTATGCGGCGGCGGGGGATATGTGAACGATCACGGCACGGTTAAGGATTGTGAATGCACGGAGGTGAAGGTATGAACAGCTACTACATGCGACTGGCGCGGGAATTCCAAGCCAAGACCAATCGGGAATACTACCAAAAGCAATGTGGGGTTATCATCCTTGATCCACGCTCGATTTATGTGGAGATCGGAGAATTGAAAACAGCGTGCATTGGGCGGATGATCAGTGTCTTGCTACCCGGCGCGGTAGTGCTGACAGAAGATGAGAGCGAAGAAACTCACATCTATGTGGTACGCTTGCATAAGTGGGGGATGGATATGCTATGGGCTGATGGCTGGCGACGAATGATAGGGTTTGGGAAAGATGAGATTGAAATTGTCTTGGGCTACGATGAAATTATGCGGCATGAGGAGGACATGCGATGAGTAGCGACATACCACGAATTGATAATCCGCTGTTGATTATATTGTTTCTCTTCAGAAATTTGTGGTAGACTAGGGGCATGAACGGTTACAGGCAACACCTTAACCAGTGTAAAATTTGTGGCGTAGACATCCCCTACGGCATTCACTGTACTGCCTGCGTAAAACAGTACCGGGTCTGCCAGATGTGTGATGCCAACATCAGCCACCGGAAACCCCATGCAGTGACGTGTGGAACCTCGTGCAAGCAGGCTAGATTGCGCGGAATCGAGCGCATGGGGCAAAAGATACGTGATGGTGAGTTAAGCAACGTTTCTGATGCCTTGTGGACTGCCATAGATAGTTTGTCCGGTGAAGTGGCAGGAATAAAAGCAACGCTGCAAGAAACCCAAGCCAGACAAGCCGAAACTGATGCAAAATTCGAGAGGGTCTTGGATAAGCTGGATTTTTTATCCGATCTGCTCTTGCGCAAGGAACAAGAGCAGCAGACAGTAACGGCAACCATGACGCCTGATAAGCAGCCCAGCGACGGCAATGCCAAACCCATCCAGGGGGCGGATAGGGTGTTTTCCGCCCCGCCTGACTTGGACATCGAGATCGAGGTGAAGGTAGATCAAAGCGGGGCAGCCCGTAGTTCTGAAAACCTGCGTCGTTCCTTATGGGCATTACACAATGGCACGGGGGCATGGGCAGCAAAAGAACAGTAAGGTTATAACTTTGTTATAAAACTTGGGATAAGTTGGGATAAGTATTGACACCTAATAGAACGGGTGTATACTGATAAGTGAAGTAGTCAGTCAACTCCCTTTCGCCTGTGTAGGCAGGCGTTTTCCGAATAACTACCCCAAAAATTAATTAGCATCCCTGGAAACCATGACCTATATCCTCTCTGCCCCAAAACACTTGGAAACGTGGCAGGCTCCACCGATTCCGCTATGGATTGAAGTAGGCTATGCCATGTATGCCCTGCATATGATGGGTCTGCCTGTGAATGACGCCGATGACACCGTATATGCCAATTTGCAACGCGAATACGTCCGCGAATTGGAACGCCGTGAACGGCTGCTAGCCTGGCAACCCCGCCCTGAGAAATCCCTGCATGACCACAAATCCCACTTTGAAAAATGCGTGATCTGGATTATGGAGCGCATGTATTCCCAGACGTTTTTGAGTTACATCCATCCGGGGAAGGGCAAAGCAGCCACCGACAAACCCCGCCGCATTGCCGAGATCGTTAGCGATGAACGGGATAATCCGGGGGTGACTGACCAGCATGTGCGAGAAGCGCAGCGGCGGGTACGAGGGAAGGCGGCGTAAGCCGATAACAACAGTGCCACATAAGAAAATAATAGCCCTGCACGTTGCAGAACGCCGCGTTAAAGTGGCTGAATTATACCTGCATCAAAAGACACAATCTGAGATTGCGCAGATAGTGGGCGTGAATCAGGGTACAGTGAGCACTGATCTTAAGGCTATCCAAAAACAATGGCGCGAGTCTGCTATTGTTGATCTGAATGAAGCCAAGCGACGGGAATTAGAGCGCATTGACCAAGTGGAGCGAGCAGCTTGGGATAGTTATGAGCGTTCCTTGAATCCCGTTATAGTGATGATTGAACGTTCCGAATCTCGTAACCAAGCCAAACGTGAAACCCAAGAAACAACCCAAGCAGGGGATCCCCGTTTTTTGAGCATCATTCAAAAGTGTATTGAGCAGCGTATCAAGTTGCTGGGGTTACAGGAACCCGATGTCCAGGTAAATGTTGAAGTCCGTGATTATCGAGAAGAAATTAACAGCCGCCTCTCTCGCCTTGCTACCGCTGGAGGACAGAGAGAATCTACTCAGAGATCTGTCCAATAGCCAGTATGCAGGGATGTATTACGACTGGTCGTTTTGGGCAAGACCTGACCAGCTCACCCCAGATGGATTATGGCGTATCTGGCTTATTTTGGCTGGACGAGGATGGGGAAAGACACGAACGGGGGCGGAGGACATTATCGCAGCCGCTAAACGGGGGATCACGCCAATGGGTATTGTGGCTCCGATTGCGGCGGATGTTCGTGACGTGATGGTAGAAGGGGTTAGCGGGATATTGAGCGTAGCACCACCAGACTTTCGCCCAGAGTATCAGCCCAGCAAACAACGGCTGGTTTTTCCAAACGGGGTAACAGTGTGGACGCGCTCGGCAGATAACCCGGAACGGTTGCGCGGATTGCAATCGGCGCGATTATGGCTGGATGAGTTGGCAGCATGGCGATACCCTGAATCGTTTGACATGTTGGTACTGGGTTGCCGTTTGGGAACCAAGCCGCAAATTGTCATCACCACCACGCCCAAACCCACACCGATTATCAAGAGACTGGTAGCACGGTCGCAGGGCGATAAGCCAGATGTCCGATTAACCAAGGGCAGCACCTACGAGAACCGTGCTAACTTGGCAGATGATTTCATTACCGACATTGAACGCCAGTATGAGGGGACGCGCCTAGGGCAGCAAGAGTTATACGCTGAAATCCTAGGGGATAACCCAGCGGCGTTGTGGACACGGGAAATGATTGAAGCCCACCGCAAAAGCCAAGCCCCACGCCTAAAGCGGGTGGTAGTGGCAATTGACCCGGCGGTAACTGCCAATGAAGAGAGCGATGAGACGGGGATTGTGGTGGCTGGCGTGGGTGAGGATGGTCATGGATACGTGCTAGACGATGGCACACTCCGAGGGCGTCCGGCGCAATGGGCAAAGCAAGCCTTAAGCCTGTACGCCAAACATCAGGCAGATTACCTGGTGGCTGAGGTCAATAACGGCGGTGACATGGTAGAGAGTACCATCGTTCGTGCCGCTGAGGATGGTCAACAGACGGTTAGGGTTAAACAGGTGAGAGCCAGCCGGGGGAAAGCTACCCGTGCTGACCCGATTTCGCGCCTGTATGAGCAAGGCAAAATCCACCATATAGGGTACTTTGGACGATTGGAAGATCAAATGTGTGAATGGGTTCCAGGTGAGGGAGCAAGCCCTGACCGTGTTGACGCGCTGGTGTGGGCATTAACTGATTTGATGCTCCACCGCCAAGGGGGAACCGACACCAAAGTGAGGCTATACTAATGCCACCAGCCATTGAATATATTGAGGATCAAAACGCCGCCGCCGCCCGCGAATTGAATGACGCCGCCCAAAAAGAGCGGGAAACACGGGCAAAGAACTTGGAGCTTAAGTGGCGTTATTACAAAGGTGAGATGACCGCGCCCCTAAAGCCCGACGGCACGGGGGTAAATGATAATGTGTTATTGCCATTGGTACGTTTGATTATTGATAAAGCCGTAGCAAATATGCTGGGGGTGGATGATACAGGCGGCGTGGAAGGGATACGGTTCCTGATCCCAGAAAGCGAAGTGCAAGATGCTCTCTCCCTCAAAAGCCCAACAGCCGAAACCCCTTTACAAGCACCACTCCCAGCCCTTCCCCGCCGGAATGGAGCCAAGCCCAAACAGACCGACGATCTGCAAGATTGGATGGATCGTTTTTGGCGGGCAAACCACAAAAATTCATTTCTACATGGCGTATTCCTGAATGCTGCCCTAGGTGGGCATGTATTCATCCAGATTAACCCAAACCAATTGATTGATCCTGACACGGGCAGCAAGAGCCTCCCCCGATTGGTTAACCTTAATCCGGCGTTGTGTACCCCGTTTTGGCAAGAGGATGATGTCCAGAACGTGTTATGGTATCGGGTAGACATCGGGGATGATTACCGGGGCAAACGAACGGATTACGTCAAGGTGAGCGATTCAACTTGGATGATCTACACCTACACCCGTAAAGGCTCAAAGTGGGAACGATCTGAAGCACCCAAGAAATGGGGGTTTAGTTTCGCGCCGATTATCGACTGGCAAAACATCCCCGTTCCAAGCATCGGCGGGTATTACGGACTGGACGATGTAGGGACGCTCTGGCAGATGAACGACGCGCTGAACGTCACGGTTTCGACCATGCAGCGTATCCAGAAAAACCACGCTATGCCGCGAACGGTAGTTACCGGGGGGAGTCTACCCCGCAAAACAGACGGGGAAGGCAATGAGACGGTAGACATCACACCCAGCACTGTCTTGGAATTCGATGATCCCCAAGCCAAAATGTACAATCTGGAATTGCAGAGTGACGGCGCGGGTTCGTTTGCGTTAATGCAATTCATCCAGCGGCACTTCTTCAACGCGGCGAAAGAAGTAGACCCGGCAACGGTAGCCGACAAACTCGGAGACCTGACCAACTTTGGGCTGCGGGTGATGTATCAGGATGTGCTCGCCAAACGTCAAACCAAGTGGATGACAGCGGGTGAGGGGCTGCAACGGGTATGCGCGGCGGCGTTAGAAGTGGCGGGCAAAGGCAGGGATATTCAGGTCAAGGTCGTGCCGCCGGATGTACTGCCGAATGACCCGGTGGAAGAATCTACCGCGCTGCGTACCGATGTTGAGGTATTCGGTGTCAGCCAAGAAACCGCCCTGGAAAGACGCGGGTATGACCCGGATGAGGAAAAGAAACGGCAGGGTATGAAACAACGGCGTGAGATCGTCGGCAGCCGCCGTTTGCAATTGCAACAGCAAGCTGACCAAGCCCTGGCATTTGAGAAAAGCCCGAATGGACAAGCGGTAAATGAGCCTGCTCCCACCGCCTGACACCGACACCGAAGATGACTTGTTCCTTGAATTCGAGGAAGTCACGGATGAGGATGTTGCCGACGCGGAAAGCACCAACGAAAACCGGAATTGGATGATTGGTGCAATCTTGCTGGGGTTGTGGGTGTGGAATGTGCAATCGGGGGGATGGCAACGCAACGGGCAAGTGCTAGGTACAAGCAACGAACTGTCCAGCCTGGATGAATTAGCCAGCGAACAGGGGAGTTTGTTCCAAAGCCTCAATCAACGGTATAACGATGGCATTATCAGCTTGGAGCAATTTGAGGCGGCGATGCTTGTGGAATTGATGCGGGCGCATGTGACGGCGGGCAGCTTGGGCGCGGGCGGATTTGATAGCTTGGATCAAGATGCTTTGAGCCGATTTATGGAGTCCGAAATGGAATACCTACGCGGGTTGTTTGACCGTATCCGAGCAGGGCAATCACCCGCGCTGACCAATGCACATTTGAGGATGTATGCAAACCACGTCAGGCGCAACTACTACGACCAGCGGCGAGAACGGTATATCTCGGATGGCAGTCGTAGATTGGAACGGCGCATCCTGAACCCGGCAGAACATTGCGGGGATTGTCTAGGATTTGCGGCGCAAGGCTGGCAGCCGATTGGAACGTTCCCCGTGCCGGGGGATGGTAGCCAGTGCCTCAGTAACTGCCGCTGTGAATTGGAATTCAAATAGATTTCTTGATAGGTTCCGAAGAACACAAGGGGGTTCACGCCCCCTTTTTGTTTACTTAAGTTTTTGCAAAGTCAAAACATAGAGTCCAGGAGACTAAATGACAGACGAACAAATGCCCCAGGAGGGCAAACCGAATGAAATACAGGGAACGCCGGGAGCTACCCCTGCACAGGGTCAACAGGCTACGAATGTTCCCCAGTGGGTACTCGATAATCCCGCCGAGGCTTATCGCCAAAAACAAGAGGCGAATCAAGAAGCGGCAGCGTTACGGGTCAAGCTACGGGAGTTTGAAGATAAGGAAACGAAACGCCAGCAAGAGGAATTAGCAGCCAAGGGTGAATGGGAACAACTCGCACGTCAGCGAGAGGAAGCCCTGACTGCCCGTGATCGTGAACTGCAAAACGCACGGCTAGAAGCTGCGGTGATTGCGGTGGCTGCTAAGGCTGGCTTTGTTGACCCGTCGGAAGCGTGGGCTTTGGTTGACCGAAACAAAATCGGATATACGGATGGCAAAGCGGAGGGGGTAGACGTGGCGATTACGGAACTGGCAAAAGCCAAGCCGCACTTGCTGCGCTCTACCTCATCTGCCCCCGCATTACCAGACCATAACCCATCAGGGATCACTGGACAGTCTGACGTGAGTGAGCGTGTTAAAAGCATGGTACGCGAGCAAGTCAGGGGCGGTCCAGGAAAAGCCATTGGCGGGGCGGGTGTTGTCATTCATAGCACAGACAAGGATTAAAACATGACTGCTGGATCAGCATTATGGAGTGGCATTAGTGCTGTCTCTCCTGTCATTTACGAAGCGGCGTTAATGACGCTGCGCGAGGCTCCGATGGTTTTGCCGACCGTCACCTTTTTTGGTGATGAGTTAGGGCTTAATCTTCGCAAGGTCTCTACTTACCCCGCCCTAGCACCGGAATCGGTAGCAGAGGGCGCGGCTCTGACTTCGCAGGTTTTCGACAAGACCTTGCTATCGACTATCACCCCCGGACGACATGGTATCGCCGTGCGGGTAAGTGACGAACGTATTTTCAGCGACGATGATAATGCCCGCGTCAGCTTGGGGATCGAAATGGGTTTGTCGATGTCCAATTACATCGACCAGCTTTTGACTGCCAACTTCGCAGCCTATACGGGCGGCACTACTGGTACTGCCGGGTCTACTTTGACCTGGAATAATATCGTGGCTGCTAAGTCGAAATTGCGGCAAGCCAATGTTGGCGGCCCGTTGTACTGCGTGCTTGGTCATGGACAGTTCTACCACCTCTACACCCAGTTGAACAATACCAGCGGTGCTTTCCAATACGCTCCTGAATTCCAAGACCGTATGGTACGCGATTTCTTCGTTTCGCCAATTATGGGTGATGTCACTTTTATCGTGACTGACAACATTGCTAACTCTGGTGGCACGGCTGGCACGGCGGCGATGTATGCCCGTTCAGCACAAGCCTACGACCAGCGCGGCGGCGGTATGGCGATTGAATTCCAGCGCGAAGCCTTGAATGCGGCTTGGGATGCGGTGTTGAATGTGTGGTTCGGTGAGGGTGCTTGGCGGCCTGCGACGGGTCACATTTTGCTGGGGACTGATGTCATTCCGTAATCCCATACCCAAGTACCATCTGTACAGTAACAGTCCCGAAGCGGGGACGGGTTACGGGGTACAGATGCGTACTTTCATCCCACGCTGGGCGAAGATGAAAGAACGCTCATTCTGCATGACGGCGTTCTATGGTAATCAAGGATCGCCAATCACGATGGATGAGGTGTTCATTTATCCGCCCAGCTCGTTACATTCCTATGCACTGGACAGAATCGGATGGGATTATCGTCATAGTGGCGCAGACTTTTTGCTGACCCTGATTGACGCCTGGATTTTCTTGGAAATTGCAGAAACCATGAAAACCATGCGCTGGGTGGCTTATGCTCCGGTAGACCATGATCCCATTCCCCTGCCTGTTGCCAAGGCATTATCACTGGCTTGGCAACCGATGGCTTATGCTCGTTTTGGATATGACCAGATGGTCAAAGCTGGATTGAAACCGCTGTATGTGCCGCACGGCGTAGACTGCGAACAATTCCAACCGATGGATCGAGCCAAAGCCAAGGAACTGTTGGGCATTCCGCTGGATCGTTACGTGGTGCAAATCGTAGCGGCTAATAAAGGCAGCAGCCCGCCGCGAAAAGCGTTTGAACCACAAATCCGAGCGTTTGCCGAATTCTACAGCCATCACCCGGATGCTATGCTGGGACTGCATACCGATATGGTGGGCAGTGACGGGGTAGACCTCCAGCAAGTTATCAGCTTCCACAACATCCCGCCACAAGCCATTGCCATCAGTGACCAAGGGCGGCTACGGGCTGGCTTGCTGGATAACCGCTACATGCGATTGCTATACAACGCGGCGGATGTCCTGTTGAATTGCACAATGGGCGAGGGCTTTGGTGTGCCGATTATTGAGGCACAAGCTTGTGGTACTCCGGTAATTGTGGGCAATTACACCGCCATGCCGGAATTGGTTAGGGCGGGCTGGACGGTAGAAGCCATTGACAAGTTCTATTCGCCACAAGGCAGCTACTACTTCCTGCCGTCTGTTGAGGATATGGTAGATAAGCTGGAAGCGGCATATGCCCAGCGTGGTAATCTGGACTTTGGGCAGCAAGCCCGCGCCGGAATGTTGGCAGACTATGACGCGGATATGGTGGTTGAAAAATACTGGAAACCGGCTTTTGAGCAAATGGAAGCACGGGTGTTGGCAGAGACCGCCATAGACGAACCGCTGACAATTGAGGGCAAGCCGCGCACGATCTCCGTGATTACCCCCTGGCGAGACCATCCCGAATTAATCCCGCTGTATGAATCGGCTGTGCATGAAGCAGACCAAGTTATCATTATCGACAATGCCAGTACACCGGAAAATGCCGCGCTCATCTTGGCGATGGTAGAACGCTTGGGCGGGGTGTATATCCGCAATGCTGAGAACATGGGTTTTTCCGCCTCCAATAACCTAGGACTCAGTCGGGCGCGGGGCGATATTGTGGTGTTTATGAACAATGACATCGCCGCCAGCCGCCCCGAATGGCTGCGCATGGTCAAGAATGACGTACAGGAAAACATGCTGGTGGGTCCCACCAAGAAGATACGCACGGTAGGTGACATCGGCATTGGCTATATTGATGGCTACTGTCTGGCTGGATTGCGGTCTACTTTCCAGGAATTAGGGGGGTGGGATGCCAAAAATTACCAGGGTAGCTACTACGAAGATAACGATCTATGCTGGCGTGCGGTACGTCAGGGTATGTCATTGGTAGAGCGTCCTTGGGGGATTGTCCACCTAAACGGGGGGCGTACCACGTCCAGCCATGCCCCCGGCGCGTATGATGCAATCGCAGACAATCGCGCCCGATTTGAACAGACCATCATGACCGCTTTGGGATTGCAAAGCAAGCACCGCCATGATTGGGCGCATATCGGGGTATATCACCAGGGTGATTTGCTTATCCCATGCCGTGATCCTCAGTGTGTGGCTGGTCTACGACAACAGCCAAACGGACGGCATGTGATTGATCCGTCAGGCTTTGCCTTTGCGGACGGGCTGGTGTTTGAAGATGATCCGCAGGGCGGGGTTGCCAAGATCGTACTGCATGAGGTCAAGTATAGCTACAGCTTGCCGGAATTGGCTGAGGGTGAGGTGGTTATCGACATCGGAGCGCAAGTGGGGGTAGTAAGCATATGGCTTGCCAAGAAATACCCCAGCGCGAAGATTTACGCCTATGAGCCTGTACCAGACAGTTACCAGCGATTGCTCAAAAACATCCAAGCAAACGGCATTACCAATGTCATCGCGATTAACCGGGCAGTGACCAGTGACCGCCGCCCCTTGACCTTGACGGGGCATATGGACATCAACAGCGGTGGCATGTCTGCCTTTACCACACCAAACGGCGGGAATCGCTATCAGGTGGAATCGGTCACCTTGGCTGACATTTTCGACAATCACCAGATTGAACGCTGCAAACTCCTGAAGCTGGATTGTGAAGGCGCGGAATACGAAATCTTGATGAATGCGGGGGAAGTGCTTTCCCGTGTGGAGCATATTCGTGGGGAAGTGCATACCAATGCGCGTTTGCAGTCCGTAGCCAGCCCACAAGAGTTGATTGAACAAGCGCGGGTTTATGTCCCTGATACCCGCTTAGGCATTTGTCCAATAGGTGACTAATGCGCGTTGCCATGAGGAACCACCAAAACAAAGCTGCGCCATTGTGGGCTGCGCTGGAATCGCAAGGCGTAGAATGCAGTGATGAAAGATTTGCCGCCGATGTGCTGCTTATTGATACCGATTTCCCCGTTTACGACTATCGCCAGATCATCGACTGGCACAAAGAACGCGGGGCAAAGATCGTCATCTACCCACACGGGGCAAACCCGAATGTGGTTTGGGATGGTCTGTATGAGCCTTACGCCAAAACGGACGCGGTACTTGTGCCTGCCGAGGGACATCGGGACATCATGCTTAAGTATGGCTATCCCAAGCCTATCTATGTGTGCGGATGGTTTCTGTCGGAGGTTAGACCTATGCGCCAGCCCAGCGGACGGCGGGTGCTATTTGCGCCTATCCATCCTGATGGTCATGGGCTGCTCGGCAAATTGGAACGGTACTGGAATGGGTTTGTCTGGGAGTTGCTACGGACAATGGATGATATTGAATTGTCCGTTCGGTATCTGGGGACATTGGAACAAAATCACCTAACCATTGAGCCGGGTATTACCTACCGTGCCGGGCGGTATGACGGATCAACCGCCGACATTGACACGGTAGACGTGGTGGTGGCATCTGGCACGTATGCGTATATGAGCCTAGCTAAGGGAGTGCCAACAGTGGGATTTATGACCAGCTTAGACGATGAATATCCAAGACTGCCGGATCACTGGGAACAGTATTGTGATGACTTGGCGTTCCCCCTGGACGCCGGGGCGGGCGATATGGCGGGTCTGATAGAACAGGCATTCAGCCTAGGTGATGGTCATGTCTTTGAGACATGGCGGAAGCGGATGATAGGGGAGCCATTGGACGCTCCCAAGCTGGTAGCGATTTTACAGGAAATCATTAATCAGGAGTAATTAGGCGATGGCTGGTAACTGGACAAATCGAGGGCGAAAGCTACTTATGGATTACTACTTTCGAGGTGCGACCCTGCCTACTAATTTCTATATGGCACTCATCACCAACGCGGTAGCTGCTACAGTCGACACCAACACGCTGGGGGAATTGACCCAGATTAGTGATGGCGGTTACACCACCAATGGCGCATCCCTAACGCCTGGTGCAACGGATTTCGATGTCTACACCGAAGGCAGTTCTACTGCCTATGTTCAGATCAAGGATGTTCAGTGGACTGCGACCACCAGTATAGCCCCCGCGCAGATTGTCATTACGGATGATAATGCGACTCCCGCCAACAGGCAGATCATTGCCTTTGGGGATGCTACAGGAACTGCCAATGCGGGACAGCCCTACATTGTCAAAAATTTTCAATTCAATCTGAACCTGAATTCAGGACAGTTCACCGACAAGGGCATGTATGAAATCTTGGGCTATATGTTCCGTGCCACGTCTGCGCCATCCAATCTGTACATTGCACTTATCCGTGCCAGTTCCGCGCCGTCGGTTTCCATCAATACCCTATCTGAGTTGACGCAAATCAGCACGGGCACGGGTTACAGTGACGGCGGCTACACCATGAGCCGGAACGGGACTGATTTTGATACCCTCACCGAAAATGACACGGATGACCGCGCTGAATTGCAGGCTAAGGACGTGGCATGGACGGCTTCGGGCGGAGCGCTGGATAGCGGAGCCGGGGCGCGATACGCAGTGATTACCAATCATCATGCTACTGTTGGCAGTCGTAACGTCTTGGCTTGGCATGATTTATCCGCCAGCCAGAATGTGAGCGATACCTACATTTTGACCCTGCAAAATCTGGAATGGCGAGTGACCATCTAATGACAATCGACTGGCTGGTCATGCAGGAAAAGGGCTACCAACTGATAGCCGTCAAAGACCTGGACGAAAAGCAGCAAGCCACGCTGACCGCTGAAGACTTAGCGACCTATGATAGTGTGGTGTTTGATCCTGAGGGTAAACCCGTCCAGATGTTTCTACCCGCTGAGGATGTCGAAAGCAAAATCCAGACCGAAGCCTACGCCAGCAGCTTGGATAAGGCGGTCACCCTCATCAACGAAAACAATGACCATGAATTAAAGGTAGCCATTAAGCGCGTTAGGGAGCCGGATGGGACGTTTCAATGGATTGCCATGATTTACTTCTTTGATGATACCAAGTCAACAAATGAGATGAATCAATGGCATCCCACCAGTCCTGCCGAGGCGTTGTGCTTGGCGTGGTTGGAGTACCGGAAGTGGGCAGAGTCGGTCAAGGCGATTAATGAAGAGGTGGTTGCTAACCTCCCATGACCATCCTATTCGCTACGGGTTTTGAGTACGGGGTACTAAGTACGGCGGGGAACGTGTGGAATAACGTCACGGGTTCCCCTGCCATTTCAAACACGCCTACCCGTAGCGGCTCAGGATCGTATGTCCTGAATATCACATCGGCTTCAGCGGTCGAGCATATTCAGAAAACGATTACCACTTCCACTGTTGTAGTGACATCGTTCTATGTTCGTTTTGGCATTCTGCCAACAGCGTCAACTCATCTTTTCAGAAATGTGTTAGGAACAAGTACGTCAGCACCGCGCCTACGGATCAATGGTTCTACCAACAAGCTGGAGGTAGAGTTTGGTTCGGGGGGAACGCCCGCTGTATCCGCCAATGCCATGACAACAGGAACGTGGTATCGGATCGATCTTAAAATAGATGTTTCGGCTAATCCGAATACAATTGCCTGGAAAATCGACGGCACTGACCAAACAGGACATTCCTTTGCCCAAGCTGCCGATACTATTACAGCCGCGCGGCTCGGCAACGATAACAACACAACAACGAATACCGAAACCTATTTTGAAGATTTTATCTGTACGGATGTCAGCGGCGATTATCCGCTTGGCGAATACAAAATCTTTGGTCTGCGTCCTAACGCGGATGGCACACACAACAACGCCGCCAATATCATGGAATTGAGCGACGGCTCGGACATCAATGGAACCACCGTAACCGCTTACGACAAGCTGGATGAAACCGACTGGACAAGCACGGCTGACCGCGTGCAACAAACTGGCAATGGGTCTGGGAATTATGCCGAAGTCCAGTTTGAAAACTTACCAGCCTCACCAGGCACGGTCAAGGCGGTCTGGGGTTATGTTCATTATAACTCTGCTGGCACGGCTGCTAATACAGGTTCGACCATAGCCATTGTGAACGGCAGTGAGGTTAGCATTTTCGGTACTTCGTCAACACCAGTGGACATGTCCGAAACGGCTAGCCAGTATCGAATGGCAAAAATGACTGACCCTGGCGGGGGATGGTCTACCAGCATTGTTGACGCCCTGAAGATGCGATTTGGGTACAGCACTGACGCCGCCCCAGACCCCTACTGGCAAGCCCTGATGTTTGAGGTGGTATGCCAGGCGGCGAGTAATGTCACTGTTACGCCAGCGGTTGCCACCTCACAAGCGACGGTCACCAATGCCACCATTGCTCTGGGGAGTCTGACCAAGACCCCGGCGGTAGCCACCTCACAGGCGACGGTCACTAATCCGACCATCGCGCTCGGCAGTCAGACCAAGACACCCACGCCCGCCACTGTACAAGCGACGGTCACTAATCCGACAGTTGCCCAAGGTTCGCAAACCAAAACGCCAGCGACGGCAAACACCCAAGCAACGATCACAGACGCCACAACAGCGGCGGGTAATCAAACCCTAACGCCCAGCGCAGCCACGACGCAGGCGACGATTACTGATCCCACGATAGATACTAGTGGGGATAAGGTCGTTACACCGAACCCAGCGAATGTCCAGGCAACGGTTACGGATGCGACAACGGCACAGGGTAGTCAGACGATTACCCCCAGCGCATCCTCGACCCAAGCCAGTCTTACCAATGCCTCTACCGTCCAGGGTAGTCAGTCCGTAACCCCTAGCACGGCAAACGTGCAAGCAGGGATTACGGATGCCAGCACAGTACAAGGCAGTCAGAGTGCTACGCCAGCGACGGCTTCTGTTCAGGCAACGGTTACAAACCCGACAACGGCACAGGGCAACGTCACTATTACGCCCGCAATCGCCGCCGTGCAAGCCAGCGTTACCGACGCCTCGACGGTAGCAGGTAATCAGACAATTACCCCAGCAGCCTCAACCGTGCAAGCCACTGTTACTGATCCGACGATTGAGGTGGGAGCAGGGAATGTGACGGTAACACCCGCGCCTGCCATAATGCAAGCGACGGTCACTGATGCGACCACTGCCCAGGGTAATCAGGCGGTCAGCCCAGTCTTCGCGCTCGCACAAGCGACCATTACCGAGCCGATCATCGCCCAGGGCAGTCAGATCGTCAGCCCTGATTTTGCGCCCGTGCAAGCCACTGTGACCGATGCACTCATCACGCTAGGGAGCCAGGTTGTAACGCCTGTTTGGGTAACCGTTCAGGCAACCGTCACGGATCCTGAGATTTCTATTGCGGGGGATTCGACGATTACCCCACTGCCATCTAGCGTACAAGCGACCATCACCAATCCTGAAATCATCGCCGTGCTAGCGGCGCCAATTGATAGGACGGCGGCAGTCGAGCGCAATGCGGTGGTGAGCATCGAAGGGGGTAGGGGGGTAGCGGTGGCTGATGAGGGGAATAATCGGACAATCCAAGCAGACCGACCAACGAGTGTGGCGGTCAATGGAAGGCGTCAAGTATGAACAGTGTCTATAGTTTTATCAAAACATCAACAGAAGTCTTGGATTATCAGATCAATTGGTCTGACTGGCTGGACGGTGACACTATCAGTACAGCAAGCTGGACGGTTTCGGCTGGTCTGACAGAAGGAACCAACAGCAACACAACCACCACCTCGACGGTGTGGTTGTCCGGCGGTGTGGATGGTCACAGTTACCTAGCCACCAATACCATCGTGACTGCTAGCAGCCGCACGGGGGTACGGTCGCTGAATATCTTTGTACGTGACGCAATCCGGCTAGGCATGTTGGGCTTGGTTCAGGAATTGCGGGGGCTGTGCAATATCGGCACGGCAGATTACAGCGTCAACGGCATGGATTACTACACGGATTATCAATTACAGTCGGTACTGGATCGTCATGTCAAGTCACTGGATTACGTGCAACTCCGGTCAGTCACGGAATACAACAGCGGGGGGACGGCAGTTTACCACGATTTCTATGCTCCGCTGGGGAATTTAGAGGCGTCTGTCAGTGGGAGTGCGTATTGGCAGGTGCATGACCAAAACAATGTACCTGTAGGGACTGCCAACTACACGCCGGATTACAACCGGGGGCATATCCGCTTTACGGCTGACACCGCCGGAAGTGCCTACTACCTACGCGGGCGGTCATATGATTTGAATCGGGCCGCCGCTGAAATCTGGAAACAACAGGCGTCATTTGTGGCGATGAAATACGACATCCGTATGGATGACCAAGCGATGAACAGAAGCCAGATGCACAAGCACTGTCTGGCGATGGCTGCGGAGTTCCAAAAGCAAGCCGGGGCGCGAACGGTGCGAATGGTGAGGGGTGATTTATGAGCCTATCCGCTACCGAACTCGCCAGCATTCGCGCTGACCTGGAAAGCCTGATGGATCAAACCGCTATCATCTACCGCGAAAATAACAGCACGGTAGGGGGGTATGAAATCCCTGGCACGGTAGCAGCGGGTACAGCGGATTGTATGCTGGCAAAAGCCAAGCGTCAGGTAATCCAAGATATTGTAGGGAGTCGGGAGGCGGAGGGGAATTACTACATGCTGACCGTTCCCTCATCTACCGACATCAGACCACATGATAAAGTGACCATCAACAGCGACAGTTACGAAATCCGCGCCTTATGGGATGATCACAGTTTTCGAGCAGCGCGGCGGGCTTTGGTGAGCAAATTGGATTAAGCCATGATATTTAATGCAGGTACAGCCATCTACAACAAACTGATTGCAGGCACAGTGGTAGCGGGGTCAGCCATTTATGCCGATGTCGCTCCCCAAAGCACGGCTTACCCCTATGTGGTATTTAGCTGCTCGGCAAGCGAAGAGAGTCATCAGGACGCGGTAGATTTACGTTCGGACATGTGGCTGGTCAAGGTGGTAAGCAATAATCCCCAAACAGCGGGGAGCGTTCAAAATAATATTCGGTCAGCCTTGAACTACCAGAGTCTAACGGTAGATGCCAATTGGACAACGTTATGGGTCACGGCGGTTAATCAATTCCAATTTATTGAAATGGTAAACAACCAAAAGATTTACCACGCGGGAGGAACCTACCGCGTTTTGTTGCGGGGCAATGCAAGCCATTCACCATACTAGGAGGATTAGACAATGGCAAATGCAGATCGTATCGTCGGAACCGCTGGCTATATCAGCTTTGCTGGGCAAGCCATCAGTGGGTTCCGCAATTTTGACGTTGAGCAGTCGGTTGACACGGTAGACAAAAGCGCGGGGTCTGAAACCAGTCGCAGCTTTATTGCTACCCTGAAAAATGGAACCGCCAAGCTGACCTACATGTACGAAGGTACTGCCGGAACCGCGCTGACCACCAAGTTCAGAGTCGGCACATCTGGCACGCTGTTATGGGGTCACGAAGGCACTGCGACGGGCAAGCCCAAGGGCGGTGTGGTGGCAATTGTCACCGGGCACAGCAAGCCATTCAAATATGACGATGTGGTGGCACGTTCGGTAGATTTCCAATTTACGGGCGATATGCTGTTCAACGACGAAGATGGCGTGTGGTAATGGCTAGGGAAGTGGATATTTTCATTCCCTTTAAGGCGCGTGAGGAAACCATGCGCCTTATTTTCCGTCAGATTATGGCTGACGAAAAAGGGAAAAAAGGCGAGCCGCTCACCATCCGGGAGGCGTTTGAATACCTCATTGGTAAAGGGTTTATCCGGTCTTGGAGTTTCACGGATTTGACGGGTAAACCCATCCCCGTTTCGCTGGATGCCCTAGAAGAAATGGACATCAGTGACGCCAATTTCGTGCTGGATACGCTGCAAGCCAAACTGCTGAATCAAGACCTCCCAAAAGGTTAGGGCGGGAAATCTATATTTCCCGCATGTTTGGCGAGCCGATACGAGACCCTGAGTTGGTGCATATGGTCAAAATCGCTCGGTTGTGCAAGCACTACGGCGGCGTGCCGAGCCAATGGGAGGCGGAGGAACAGGTGTGGATTGATGCTATGCTGGAATACCTGGACGCCAATGCTACCGCTGACCGACACCAAGCAGAAATGAACGCCAAAAAACGATGAACTGGGATGTGCAAGCGCACACGCGCAAACTGGACGCGCTGCGAAAGCAACTGCAATCCAAAGAAGCCAGCGACAAACCGACCCAAGCCCTGGCTGAATATGGCAGACAGTATATCCGCGCCAATTGGTCTGGCAACTATCCGCCTGCTAG